TATCGTCTCCTTTTTTTTTTTTTTTTAGTTTTAATTATTCTGCTGGTTGCTTTGACTCTTTTGTCTGCAATCCAGCAATCAGGGTTTTAACTAAATCACCCTCTATCTTCTTATCTGAAGTCATTATTTTTGTAAGGTTATTAATGACTGCAATATACCTTTGATTTTCTATTCTAGCCATCTCCAATTGCTGCTCAGCCGCGGCTTGTTGTTGTGCAGCTTGCTGTTGTGCCTGTTGCTGCATTTGGCTGTATTGCTTTAACTTCTGCACTACTGAGAATGGTGCTCCAGAGTATTCAACAATAAGGTCAGGAGGCACAGAACCTGGACTCTGATGACTTATATCTACCAGTAGTTGAGCGATAGAGTTTCTAGAGTTAACTGTTTCAATCCCTTCTTCCACATAGAAATCATATTTCCCAATAGTAACATCATTAAAGTCTGGTGCTTGCGGATTACTCTGCGAGTTAATTTGCATAAGCATTTGGCCATTCTGACCTTCTATTCTAATAACTCTTTCAGAACTAATGTACTGCTGAATAAAGGAGAATAGAAGTTTAGTTGCCTGCAACCTGCTCTTTTTAAAGTTATCAAGCAATAAGAATAAGATAGCAATGTTCTGTCCCTGCCGCAGTTGTGTGGTAATACCAGGCTCTCTTGAGTATGTCTGAATACCAAGTGTATCATTCTGCACGCCAGATACATCTTTCATAAACTGTCCGTCGGTATCCATTAACTGCCCGTATACAGGACTGATAGAAGGCTGGTCAGTAAACTTAACCTTTCCCAGTGCGCCTGCAGCAACTTCCATGTGGTAGTTTGGCTCAGCAGATTTAGTTTCGTATGCTTCAATATCAAGTATAGCTCCAACTTCATGAATCAATATACCTTTAGGAGAAGTCTGCAACAGATGCTGCATTTGCCTTCTCATAGTGTTAATTCCTGTTTGTGGATCTTTCATTAAATTGATTAATCCAAACCATCTGTTTTCTCTGTCGTGCTTAAAACCACCAAAGAGAACACAAGGGAATCCTTCCCATCTATGCTTAGATGTGCCTTTCTCAAATATATAACAGTTGGAAAAGATAACATACTTGTAAACAGTGCTCCACTTTTTAATCCCTTCAAACTTAGGATCAACAATAGCAGTACCATCAGGGAGCACTATACCTTTTCTTATACCATCTCTAAACGCTATATAAGTTTTCTCATCAAGCTTTTCCACTTTACCATTAGCTGGATTAATAACCCACCATACTTCTTCAGTAGCTTTGTACCAGCACTCTGTAACTCTGTAAGTTCCTTCAACTGCGTTGTAAAACATTGGAGCGGAACCGTCAGAACTCTGCAACTGTGCTACCATATCAGGATCAAAGTCAGGATATTTAACTTTAATTTCTTCTTTATCGTACCAGAAATCCATAAAGACAAAACGAGCATCTGACATATCGTAGTTAATACTCCTTGGATCTAACTTAAAATTTCTTCCGTGCACAAACCTTGTCTTTATTTCAGGCTCATAAGGATTATCTCCAGCAATATAAAAGTGCAGTAAACTTCTTCCACTTTTTACAGTATGTTCAAAGCAAGTCATTTCATTGTCAGCAAGACTTGATTCCCTGCGGTAAAACTTGATAGTCCCATTGGCCAGTTCCGCCAATGCTTCATCATTTTTCTCAACAGGGAAAGCAGATGGAAGTTGTCTATTCTGACCAGCAATACCAATAACAACATCCACCTTTGGTTTTATCTGATTGTAAACAAGTGCTGGTCTTTTAGCTAAAGCCAACTTTGTAAGAACTTCTTGGGAGTCTTGGTCACCAGCATAGAAGTTGTAATCTTCTTCAGCCTCAGTCAACCACTTACTTTCTCCGTCAGAACCTTCAGCATATCGCAACCAAGTCTGAACTTTATTCAGCAATGCAAGGTCTTCATCTGATAGATTTTGCAGTGAACCTATTGTTGGAGTATCTAAATAATTCATCTTAATTATCCTTAATCAACGTCAAATTTTGACTATTCTTTGCGAGGCAGAGCTAACTTCTTTCCAGACTTATGCAACTTAATCTTTGCTCCGCCTTTCTTTTCTGCTATCTTAATTGCTTTAGCTAAGTACTTCATTATGATTCCTTTGAGGCTATGATGAGATGCAAGGAGACCGAAGAACATCCCATCATAGCCTGCACCAAAAGGTGCAATTATTTTTCCATTTCCTGTAATTTTGAAACCGCCGCCTGAATCGAATTGAGAATCAGTGTTTTGCTTACATCAACTCCGATTGCGATACCCTGCTGAACAAGTTTATCTCCGACCTGATTAAATGCCGTGTCCCTCTTTTCCGACCATGACATATCATTGTCTTTTGCCAGTTCCATAACCACTTCGGTAGCCAGAGCCAGCACTACAGCACCGTATCTGGTGAAGAATGTTTTAATATAGGGCAGTAATTCGTTGAATATAGCCGACATGACTAACTTAATCTTGCTTAAAAAATTCATAATCTCTCCTTTAAAATTTGATTTTAAATTTAAAATACCACTTTTCAGACTTGCCCAAACTTCTGGCCGTGTCCATGTTTTCATCAGCTCGGCGGTAATAATCAGGAGTCACCAGCCACTTGATGAATCGCTCTTTAATCTTTCTGAACAACTTTCCCGCCTGTAACATTGGAATCCTTTTGCACAACGCCCCACAAAACCAGAAGCACCGGAAGAATGAAGTTTGTCCACTCAACGGGAGCGTCGAAATCTACATTCTCCAGCAAAACAGCAACGCCGCTTATGAATCCAAGCAGTGTGGTTTTCCAATTCTTTTTGATGTGATCTCTATTGAGATACAGCTTTGCCAAAACACCGATTATTTTTAATTTGTTCATGCTTCACCTCTCAATAACTCCGTAACTCTCTTTGCCCGATTCGGCGTCTGTTTTGCCCATAAACTTTTCAGCATATTGTCTGCTGCTTCTTCCCACTGATTCGTGTTGATTAAATGAATTGATCTTACAAATTTGCTGGCCCTGTCATATCCAAGTTGAAAGAGGAAATCCGTCAACGCAATTTTCCGGTTGTGTGAAAAGTTCTTGAAACAGGGGAACAGTTTCTTGCAGTCTGAAACGGCGTGGCCTTCATCAATAATGTAAAGCCGGTCGATGTGTTCATCGAGTATTTTCCCGTTCTTTTGGAGATACTTTTCAATGTCTGCCGGAAGCCCTTTTGCATCAATATTGTGGCCGATCCCGATAGTCTTCGCTCCACCGGTGCATTTATACGGCTTGTATTTCCGGCCTTCATTCTGTTCAGTAAATTCGCGTTGACTTATCATAAATTTATACCGCGATTTTCAAAGATGGTTGAAAAGGTTTTTCCAACTTATCCGCCCCACTTCACCCCGAAAGCTGCCAACGCCCCGCCAACGATTCCACCGGCAAACGCCCAGCACTTATCCCTGAACGGCCTGCATTCAACTTCCTTGAGTCTTCTGTTCATGTCCTGCAATGTGTCAAAAAGAAGCCATTCTCGCTGTTCCGCTGGCATATTTTCCCAAGTCTCTTTTGTGATTACAAATCCGTTTCCGTTTGCCATTTGACCAGTCCCCTTAGAAGATTATTTTTTCTTCAACAACTCTTTAGCCGCTGCGCCGTCAGCACAGCATTTTTCAACAAATTTATTCCATGCCGTCGATTCGGTACTCGGCGCGGTGCGCAGCATTTTGATTTCGTCATTGACACTGTATCGCGCCCTGATTTTCTCAACGGTCTGATAATCAATTTTGTCAGATTCAAGATTCGCTTCAATCAATAACACCGGCTGGTTGCTTGGCAACGTCACAGTGTCCGGCACTTCAACGTAAGTAAAGCCGTCCAGCTCACCAATGACTTGCACCCTGTCCTTTAATTTTAGTAACTCGTAATCCGGCTCAACTAAAGTGATTGTTGTAACATCTGTCTGTATCTTCTTATATTTGTATTGTTTCATAATTTCTCCTTAATTATTTCGCTGTGTGCTCCCATCGCTTCGCTATCGCTCGGTTACTCAGGGTAACAGGCGAGACGGAACGAAATATGGCTGCCCGCGCCATCCCGGTAATAATACCAACTGGAATTCCAGACGCCGGCAACCACCGCAGTGCCCCAATGCGCAGACGAGATGAGGCACAAATCGTTGATGATTTTTTGGTAAAAATAATCTTTGCCAAACAGGTTCGTTCCTGTCGCATCCACTCCGGTTCC